GATGTCATATCTGCTATAACTTTAGCAGGAACTGCTCCAGCTAATTCTGCTTGAGTTGCAACCTGCTGTGTCATACTCATTCCAGCTGCAGCTGTACTTCCCTCTATTAGAGAGAACATTCTTGAAGCTTTTCCTGCTTCATCTGCTGATAATCCAGTTTGTATTTGAAGTAAACCCATTCTACCAACATTTTCAAGAGTAACATCAGACATATTTTGGAAATTATCAATTAATGCTTTTTGTGATGCTTGTACATCTAATCCAAACATTTTGAACATTGGACCAAGCAATGCATTTTGATGTGCTAATTGAGTAGATTGACCAACACTTATACCTAAAGTTTTACTCATTTCGCCTAGATGTTTATTTAATAATACTGTTCCAGCTGCCACACCAGCCCAGCTAGATAGAAACATCTTTGCTTTAGACACACCTTCAATAAGTGTCTTTTTAAAAGTTTCCATACCTGCATTTCCTTGCATTATTAGATCATGTCTGCGATTATGTACATCTGCTTCTGCTTGAAGACCTTTGTATGCTTCCATTTGAGTACGATACATTTTTGCTGCTTCTTTTGATGACATTCCTTCAATAGTCAATAATCCTAGAGCTGCTTGTTTTTCTTTTTGAGCTGCATCAGCTATTTTTTGTTTAAAATCTATTTTTTTGTATTCTGATGTTCCTATGTCTGCAATAGAAGAAAATGCACCTGCTGATGCTTTTATTATTTCTTCTGCACTCTTTGAAAATTCTTTTGATGCGTCTGACGCGTTTGCCCTAAAACCCTTTCTCAAATTACTAAGCATATCATTTATTATTGCACCAACTCCACTACCAAACTCGGTTGTTATTTGATACATTGACGCCTTAATTTTGGCGGGATTCATTGTACTAGTTGTACGAGCTGTTGATGCAGGTTTTTTTGGGGCTTTAGGTGGCATTTAGTTATTTCCTATTAAAGTTGGCCAGATTTTTTCATATATTCATGAAAATCTGAAACCGCTTTTGCAGCTTTTTTTTCTAAATCCTTTAATTTAGGATCATGTTTTAACGCTTTAATGTTTTTTTGACGATTCTTATTAATAATATTATCAAAAACTTTCTCTATAAAACGTTCTATGGATCCTTCTTTTATAATATATTTAGGCATGATTGTTCTCCAACTAATTGTAACATAGACATATGTTTATAAATATAGAGAAAGTGGAATTATCTTTGGATATTTGGTCCTCTTATACCTGAAGGACCACTAGAAGGACTCTGTCCCTTAGCTGCTCTTTCTTCTGCTGCGTTTTGTGCTTTAATCGCGTTTTCTGTTTCTTTTATATAGAAATTGCGTAAGAATACTGGTAGGTTGTATACTTCGGTATGGGTAAAACCTTTTCCGTAATATACGAGACTAAAAATTGATTTGTGAATCGCGGGCTTATCCGACGCCCGCAGGCCAAAAAAACTCTGCCGTTAAAGGGATCCCAGTGCGTTCAAAATGTCCACATGCTTCACAAGTAAAATTAAAAGATAAATCAATATCGGGTACCATTTTTACTAAATGATCCCTAAATGCTTTAGAATCTCTAGATAGAAATTCATTATCTACAAACTTTTTAATTTCTTGTTTATCTTCTTCATTGTCGACAGACGTTATAACATATCGTAACCTAGTTGTAATTTCAGGTTCAACCTTATCACTACCTCTTTGCATTTTTTTCAATGCTACTAATTCTTTAGTGATTGCTACTTCATCTGCATGTGTTAATAATTTATATGTAACCTTTCTTTTTGACGCTGGGAGTTTAAAACTCATATCTGCTTCTGTTTTTCCATCTAATCCAAAATCTTTTGGTTCAACTTTTCCTAAATCTATTTCTTCTTCATTTTCTTCTGCACAAGCTGGACAATTCATCTTTATCTTGTATTTTGCACCGTATCCTAAAACTCTAGCTGCTACCATAATTGCATTTTTATCACCAATTGTCATATCATTCAGTTTTACTTTTGGTGTAACGATAATAGATTCCAATAGCCTATCTATTACTAATCCCTTACGAATTAAATTCTGAGAAGTTAGAATATCTTCTTCTTTTGCTGTCATGTATTTTATATCGACTTTTCCAGAAGAAAGAGGATTATCGGGAGGATAAAATTGCCCTTTTGATGGCAGATCTATTTCTTCGGTTGGAAACTGATAGTCTTTTTTATCAGCCATTATATTTCTCCATTGTATTTGATAATATGAATCATAAAACCTTTAACTTTGATTTGTATATATAAATATATGAAATATTAATTTTTTAACTAAAAAAAGAAGCCCCTAAACAATATAGAGGCTCCGGCGGTAATAAACTATAACAATATAACTGCAGATTAGAATTCTAATATTGCATAATCATAACGTAATGTCAGTGTTATTCCAGCAACATCATTACTAGTCCAGTCAATGTCACCAAAATCGGCTGATTTGATATAAGTACCCTTTAATGTCCATTCTTCTACAATATCGCCTACTGGACCAAGCATATTTATTTTAACATCTTTTTTATAAAAATCTGCGTATCCATTTCTTCCGGTCACTGATTCATGAGAAAGACGTACCCATTCCATAACAGCTTGTGCTCCACTAGGAACAATAGGATCATAAAGCTCTATATCAATATCGCCCCAGTCACCTTTACCTTTAATCTTTCTCTTAACATTTATGTGATCCAAAACTACATCCTCAAATGAAATTTTTGGTCTAGCAGCTTTTTTCAAGAGCATTGACGGTATACCTTCTATGTACATAATGTACCTAGCTTTCATTTTTGGTTCGAATGCATCGAACATAATTTCGTCAGCTGAAATCAAATTAGCCATTTAAATTCTCCTAATTAATTCTATCAATTATAAATATAGCTCATATTTAAAAGTCTCATATATAAATATAGGCCGGGCATAAAAAAAGCCCTATCATTAGACAAGGCTTTTTTCATTAACTATGTTTTATCAAAGTTATTCAGGAAATGCTGCTCCAGTTGGCATGATATTAAAATCAAGCACAATAAATTCAGCAGTTCTTGTTGGCTGTAAGAATATTTGTCCAAATAAGATATTTCTATCTATAATATCTGGAGTATTATTCGAATCGTCCATTACAACTTTAAATGCAGATAATCCCTGTCTAGATTGTACTGTCTCAAGATAAGGATTAACAATGCCTAAGAATCTATTCCTAGTAGCAATAGAATTCTGTTCAAAGACAAGATACTTTGTTGCAGAAGCAATAAACTTCTTCAAAGCAATTAATAGCCTTCTAACATTAATTCTATCTAATGCTGATGGAAGTCCTTGTAGTGTCTTTTGACCCCAAACAACAACTCCTTGACCAGGAAATGATGCAATAGGATTAACTCTACCGTCATACAAATCATCTCTTTCTGAGTGAGTCAAATTTGTATATGCTTGAAGTACTTGAGATAATCCACCACGATTTAATCCTGCCGGTGCATACCATTCATAAGCAACGCTATCATTAAATGCTAATACACCTGGAAGTACAACTGAAGGTGGTACCCAACGGTGTTTATTAGCTGATACGTCATTAACCTTAACCCAAGGATAATATGTTGCTGCATAATTTGTATCTACAGCTTCAATAGCTCCAGTAGTACTTGTTACACTAGCTGACAATCCAGTTGGATCGAATATATAAAATGCATCACCTCTATCTTCACATACATTCTTTGCGTGTGTTATAGTTCCAGGATGCAAATTATATAGTAACCCTGGAGTTGCTATCATATTAATATCAAAAGCATCTGGATTTGAAACTGCATTTATAGCTTTCTTATATGCTACAGATCCACTAGATTGAGAGTTTGTTAAATCAAAACCTTGTGTATTTCCAGAACCAATATCAGACTCCATATTTCTAGGTGTTGCAGGATTCATTCCATCAAAACCACCTTGGAAAGCAATAATAAACTTTCTGTGTGTTAATGGTGTTGAATCTGTTAAACCAAGAGTGCCTGTATAGCTAGAACTTGGATGCCCACTAAGAGCTGAAAGTAAAAATGGTTCATTCCCACCTGAACCAGAACCAGAAGGCAATGCTCTAAGATAATTTTTGTAATTATCTTTCGCTGTGAAATCAAAGCCATGGAACACTTTAGAATTAAATGTGTCGTCTAAATCCTGCGATATCACATTAGAAACTGCTCGAACATCATCCTCTATTGTGTCTCCCAATGCTGTTTTATATGCTGCATGTCCAAATGGAACTGCACTAGGTGTCATTGTACCATTCTTTACTGCTGCTGAAGCTTCTACTCTAATGTATTT